CCAATGTCCAAGCAAATCAACGTTCCTGATTGTGCCTTCAAAATCAAAATCACCATGGAACCTACGGCTCAAGTTGCTCATTGCCTTGACCAAACGCCGGTCTATTCCATCGTTCAATTCCGGCCTACCCGCAATGTCCTTGAGCATGTTGGAGTATCCGCGTAGCTGAAACACCACACGTGCTCCGGTAGCTGCAAGTCCGCTGATACCCGCGATAGGCATCACAGACTGCACCCACACAGCAGCGGTGATTCCCCTGCCCGGCTTGCTCCGCGCTTCGTGATCGTTGACCCGATCGAAGTAACCCGATCGCTGTACTTCGGAAATGACCGCATCAAATAGTGGATCTAGCCACTCCTCACTATCCATTTAGTTCTCTCACCATCCGCGTAACGATCGGTTGAGCTATGCGTGTGCTGTCCTGATCGATGCTCTGTTTCACTAGGCGGAACGTTCGGTAGCCCTTGAACCGCCCCGAATTCCGGGGGTCCACACCCTCAAGCCAGCCACCGTAAGCCACGCGGTTGTCCCACACGCCCCGGTAGCGTTCCCCCCGCTGTACTTGAATGTTGGACTCGTAATGCCCCGTAGGGTGTCTCAGAACGGTTCTGAGCCGAGCTAACACCCGGTCCTTGGTTTCCTGCGCGAGTACTTCGTTCACTTCCGTGATGGCTCTGTACGCGGCAGCCCTTGACTTAGCCGCATCGAAAATGACGCCCGTTTCCTTTTTCTTGACGTTCAATCGGAAACTAGGCACGTTAAGTTCCGCTAGCGCAACGGTCGCTAAGCTGTCCGCGACACTTGAGAATCAGTTCCATTAGATAGCTCCAATCCGTGAGACTCGTCCTAGCGCGTAGCGAGCTTGCTCGCGCAGGTCAGTGATGTATTCCTGCATGCCATCACGCACATCAACATTCAACATGCTGCATGCTTCCGCGATGACCAACTCGCCTAGCGGTTCCGGGTACGCGTGCACATACACGCTGTCCCCGTTGGTGTGGCTTGCTGCCGTAGTACCCAGCACACCACGCTTGAATGTGAATGTGCGCCGTGCCCATACGGCGGTGCCTGAGGTGTGTGCATCCAACGCGGTGCCGTCACACGCCCTATCGACAATGAGCGTGTTGCCGTTTATAGCTGTGATTCTCATCTTTTCAGCGTCGACGAGAATGTACTCATCAACAGCGAACGCCGCACCGCTTGTGACCCCTACCGATGTGTTGGACTGGAAGTCGCCCACGTTCCCGCTAAGGGTCTGTCCGCTTACCGCGCTGAAGGCACGTCCAATAACCTGTAAACGCTCGGTGCCTATGAGGCATAGGCTGCCGACTCCAAGCGCCTCATACGGCCCGCTAGAGGGGTTAAACACGGCACCGAGAACGGACGCGTTGATGCTCCCGCTCAGGGTGGCATGTGGAACCGACGTATCGGTGTCGTTCCACCCTGCCAGCAGATTTAATACAATTGCCTCTTGCGCGGTATCCCCCGAGCGGAATGCAGAGGCAGACGCTTGATCCAATTCCAGGTAACTGTACGGGGGCTCTTGCTTGCCATCCCCCCGACGCAGGAACCGATCAGCGGAATCGACGGTAGTACCGCCGGCCGTCATGGAAACCACACTGATGGCTTGGTTGTCGTCCAACCACAGTTGCCACGGTGCGACGTACTGATAGTTCGGCCAGTCGTATTTAACCGTCACGAGGGCAGGATAAAAGCGACCATGCAGCAACGATTCAGCGTTGCGGCTAGCCGCCTCTAGTTTGCGATCAATTAGGCTTGCAGACCTGTACGTATCTGCCACCTCTAGGGTTAGCGCTACGGCTTCCCTAGTGGCATACCAAATACCCATGTGATAACTCCCGGTTGCTTACTACGGACGAACATTATCGGGCGTATGTAGTTATCGTGTTACGAGAGCGATTACTGCTACCACTACAGCAGCGATTGTGATTCCAAAACTGACCAACTGCGCTACACGAGACGAACCACCTTGGTTCGCCGCCTGCCATGTGATTAACGGCTTGATCATTGCCTCAAGCTTATCGCCAACATTAGCTAGATCATCCTTTGAGGCGTAGTGCCCTCGTTCGCGGTTGATCTGTTCCCGTAACTCATTCGCCTTTTCATCTTTGTAAGTTTGGATTTCACGTGCCAATTGCAATGCGGCTAGATCAGCTACTTCTTTTATCTTGAGTGCTTTCTCACGCTCTATGCTGACTTCCGCATAACGCCTGTCACGCTCTACCGCTAGTTCATCGCGTAATACCTGTATCGCTGCTAGGTGCGCACGTAGTGTGATCATTTGCATCCGAGCGATATTCGACGCCGCTCCATCAATGCGAATTGCTGCTTTTGTAGTTCCGTTTGTGGTGGGCTCTGGCGGTAGTAATCCGTGTAGAACACAATTAAATCACACCACTCACGGTCGTTCTGTCTTTCGTCTGATGCTCGCTTGCTATCTACATATCCAACGTACTGAATCGCGAATGCCGCTAGTGTGAAGCAAATAAGTAATCCGGCACAGAATGAAATTATCAGCTTGCGCTTGATGACTACCACTTCGATGGGAACCCCATTGCGCTTCATGACCTCAGGCATTCTGCGAGGAAGACTCCGATTCCGATGGCAAACCCGAATGCACTGATGAGGACTGCAACGACTCTGTACGCAATTGGGATCGGAATAAACTTATGAGATTTGTAGCTCCCGGTATCCCGGTCATAAGCGTAAATATACCCAGAAACAAAAGATTCGGGTCTTGCCCTTTGGTGCTTAGCCACTGCTGAAACCCTATGCCGGTCATTCCTCCTAGAAACATAATTAGATCTTTGAAAATACCCACCCGTTCCTTTAACACTCTCTCCGTAACCACGCAAAGCCTTGACCCTTAATCGGCGGGAGAAAAGGGGGTCGCCCGGTTGTCTAGAGGCGACCCCCCGTCGCTCTGGTCAGAAATCGTCGTCTGAGCCTGCCCGTACGTTCTTCACGGGCTTACTGCCACGGTTGGCACCCGGCGTTGCCTTGCGTCCGGGAGTGGCCTTCCTGGCGGGGTTATCGGATGGCTGAGCCACTGTCTCGCGGATACTGCCATCCGTCATATGAACAGTGGAGGATTCCACCCCTTGCGCTTCTGAGGGGTTCTCCGCATCGGGGGCAACCGGTTGGAGGTTTCGACTCCCTTTGTTGTCTTCCGATGATTCCCTCGCGGAGGATGCTGCTGAGTTGTTCCCAACTGATGGCGTTGCCCCCTCGTTCTCGTCGTCGGGGTCATCCTCTGACTTATCCACATCACCCAACTGCGGACGGTTGCGCAGAGCGACCAACGGGTCTAGTGCTTCATCCGCCGTGTAGCTATCGGATGTACCCGTTGCAGCTTCCTGCGCATGCGTGTTCTTTGCCATAGTCAAGCTCCGGTCGAGCAACGGTCGGAGAGCTGTCCCCGACACTTAAGAATCAATTCCATACCCACTACACCGCCTCTGAACTTGCTGCCTTATGGATATCAACTAGGACGGTCGAACGCACCCCCACGTACTCCCATAATGAAAGTACGCCAAGCTTGCGTGTCGTATGACAGGACCGGTCCCGGGTTCTTGGAATCACGCACCGCAACGTCAGACAACGATGGCGCAAACTCCACGCAATTCGCGGTATCGGCGCTGTAGCTACTCTTGCGCCAGGGTGCACGGCTCACGGGGGTATTCCTCCTTACGCGTTTGGCTGAGCCAACCGATCAGGGCGACGCTGAATCTTGAGGCCACTCATGATGTAGAACACACCACCAAGAATGGTGCCACCCGAACCGGGGTCGGGGATATCAATGCTGAGCCATTCAAAGCCTGCACTGAGCGCACCCGCTTCAATGTCGAAGTACACAAGCGCCTGGTTAGCGGCAGGAATGATTGCGTTAGTCAGCGTGAGGGTTGCTCCCGCCGCTTGAGTTGCTTCGACCCAAACTTCGGTACCCGCAAGAGCGGCAGCAAGGCTTTTGTAGTAGTAGTCAGTAATACACGCGAGGTTCTGCGACGTACCGCCCGTGTTCGCACTGTGCTCCCGCACGGTGAGAATCACTGAGTCAGTGCCAGCACTAGCGGCATTCTTAGTGAACAGAACACCAAGCGTGTCGTAGTTCCGCATATGCACACGCTTACCGGTGTTAGCGCCAGCCGCGATATCTGCTACGGGATTAATTCCCGTAGTAATGTCAATTACATTTCCAAGTGCACGCATCGAATTCCTTCCTTAGCTTCCGGCCCTACGGCCAACAGCAAATCGAGTACCAAACGGCCAGAAACCAAATACCGTAGACAACGCAATACACAGCAACGTTGCCCACAACACCCATGGCTTTACCGCAGTGTCGGAAAGACTCATTATCAATCCAACAGCCGCAAACACGGCGGCGAGAAAACCGAACATGACTACTCCTTGCTTACAGCGGGAGCCTTGCCGACCTTAGAGCCCCGGTCGACACCGCCGTCATCGGTGTCAGCTTCCTCAACTTCATCGTTTTCGTCATCCGCTTCCGGACGCGGGAAGGCACCGACCGTGATGCCATGCCCCGAAAGAAATTCATCGAGAGCGTTACGCGCCTCATTGTCAGAGCGGTACCCCTTCTGAAGAACTGTCGCCCCCCGGCCGTGCCGACGCGAAACGACGTACCACGTACGGACGCCCTGTGGACTGTCCTCATGCTCAACGCTCAGCGAGAAATCACTCTCGATATCCCGTGCACCATGTGCAGTTTCAACCCACATCGACATTGACATACTCCTTACGCAGCGAGCTTGACGAACGGGGAGAGGGTGTTAGCGCTACCGTTCTGCGGAGTGATGGGGGCCGACACCCACGGGCGACCGTCAACACGCTCGATCACGCGGAAGGCAGTGACATCCTGATTGAATCGGAAGTCTTCCGACTGACGCGCGGACATAGCCTGCCGGTCGCCGATCAGGTACATCCCGAAATCAACAAAGTTGATGTCACCAGCAGTACCGAGAGCACGCGCCTTTTCCGAGATGATTACCGGGCGACCCAAAATCGTCATGGAAGGCGAACCCTGCCCCGACGGGAAGCCACCCCCACCAAGGAGGATAGGAGCGGTACCGGTACCTGCACCCGCGTCGAACACCATCGTGAGCAACTGCGGAACTGCATCGGGGGACAGCACCCACACGGCGCGGTCAAGCGACTGAGGGAGCATCCGGCAATACATGTTGACTAGGTCAATCCACTCAATCGACGAGTTACCCGCGTCACGAGTAACCGCGATAGAGGCGGGCGCATTGAGGAAGCCAAGCGGCTCACCGACACCACCACCGATGAAGAATGCAACATCCTCGAACCACGCCAGAGCTTCGGGGAAAATCTCCCCGATGAAGGCAGTGAGCGAGAGGATTGAATCCTGAATAAGTTCATTCGGGATTTCGGTATACAGCGTGAGTTTCTGGGCGCGTAGTTCGACTCTACCGAATTGCGGCTTGCTTTCAGTCAGGGTTGCCCCTTCCTCGGTCCAGTAACCGACGATACCGCCGTAAACGCTGGACACGTTGGACGTGCTGTCAACGGCAGGCAGAGGCACCGTGAGGCTATCCATCGGGATGACCCGCGCACGGCTACGAACAACAGCATTCTCAAGCGCGAGCTTGAGCAGTTCGGCACGCAGGATTTCCGGGATGAGGAAGCCACCATCAGAGGGCTTCATGCTGCTCATTGCATTCTTGAGCGTAACCAGTTTCTGACTCAGCGCCGCGTCCTTGGCGCTGTGCTCACTGATCGCGTGCAGGAACTGCGGAGTGCTATCGAACGCTTCATCGAACTGCGCACCGATAGCGTCCTTGTTGTAGATCGTGGTGCGGTGAGCGGCACCCCGTGAGCGGATGTGCGCACTGTCGAGATTGAGGCGCTGAGTAATCGCCTTAGTCTTCTTGTCGCTCTCATCAAGTCCGCTGTCGCGCAGGAACTTGATAGCGGCAAGCTCGGCACCTTCACGAACCTGATCGGTGATTCCGGGGTCGGACTTCATGCGGGCATTGATGGAACTCTCAACCCACTCATTGAACTTCGTAGGGTCTTGCAGTAGCTCCCTAAGGGAAGCCCTGTCGTTCAGAACTTCCTTAACTTCATCGGCGTTGTGCGCAGCCTTAACCTTGAACGTCATTTACTTTCTCCCGGTCGGAATAGCGTCGAGTAGTTCTATGCGCCAGTTTTCAGTTTTCGCGGGGGTGGGTGCGGCGTTGCGACCCGCGTACTTGAATCCCCGCTTGTTGAGTGGATGAGGGAGCGTCATAAGGGCATCGAGAAAGTCATCAATTGATTCTTCCTCAGGTTCAGGCTCCCCTTCCTCTGGCTCATCACCATCAGGCTCGGTCTCATCCTCTGTGGTTTCTTCCTCGGATGGGTCCGTCTCTTCCGGTGTGTCATCCTCGGTAGCCGGTTCTGGCTTGGAGTAAATCTCATCCGCCAGTCCGGCATCAACCGCCTCTTGCGCCATCATCCACGTTTCCTTGAGCATGAGGGCGCGCCATTCGGTAGCGTCGCCCCCGGCTTTAGCAGCATACACAGAAGCGATGTTATTGCTCTGCGCATCAAGGAACGTAGCCATCTCCCGCATGGCTTTAGCGTTGCCAATCTCAACACCGAGTGCGTCATGAATCATCATCTGTGAGCCCACCATCATCGTGATGGTGTCACCCGCCATAGCGATGATTGACGCACCCGACGCAGCAAGCGCGTCAACCTGCACGTGAACGCTTGCATCGTGAGCAACAAGCGCGTTGTAGATCGCGATCGAATCAAATACACCGCCACCTGGTGAATTCAACCTGAGCTTGATGTTCTTGGTAGCGATCTTGTTTAGCTCGGCGACGAATTCGTCGGCAGCGATACCCCAAAATCCAATCTCTTCGTAGATCAGAATCTCAGTAGTATCGGTATCTACCGCATTGCGCACCGTGTACCAGGGCAACCGAACGTTTGCAATCTTGGTGGCTAGCTCACTATCGGTATTCATCAGCCGATCAATGAGCCGCATCCTCTGCCGCTCTAGCGCCATGATCCCGTGCCTAGGGTTCATTCCGTTTCACCTCCCCACACACATCAAGTCCAGCACGTACGAAACAATCCTCAGCCTCAAGCAACTTACGCAGTCCGGCTGTAAGCTCAGCACCATCTAGTTTCTGAGCCATGTCAAGCGCTAGCTTGCAAAACTGATCGGATCTAAAGTGATGCAGCAAACTAGCTACGTTCGGGTGCTGTGTCATTCCTCCCACCCTCTTTCCAGTATCCCAATGAGAGGCTTACTACGACCCGTAATCGGCTTGCCGTTGTCGTCCGTACTCTCCTCCTTCGGTGCAGGCGTAGGCGCGGCAGGAATCCCTACCCATTGCATAGCGGGAAGCTCCATCGCTTCCGCCACATCATCCGGGTGATAGCCAGCCTTGACTAGATTGGCTGCGCTAGTCGTCTTGCTATTCCGAATGGCGTTCGCAAGTTCATTGTTGATCGGCGTCGGATCTTCAAAATCAATTACCAACGTCGGGCCATTAGCAAAGCGAGGTAGCAGGAAGGTATTAATCTCGTCCTTCCACCTGTTGAGCCTAGGGATTGTCTGACCCTCAGCCATGATCTCTTTTCCAGCCTCAGCGTTAGCGCGGTTGACATCATCCACCGTGCCAAGCATCGGCTTAGGGAATGCGAAAGCTTCGCGAATAAGCTCACGGCTCAAGTCACGCAGTTCCGCGAACTGCATGTCAGTCATGCTGAATGAAACATCATGCCACTTGGCGTTTTCGAGCACCGCCACCCGATGCGCGTTAGCTACGCCTTGGTGTTGCTGGCGCCAACGGCTCTGGAATTCAAGGAATTCTTTATCGTTCATCTTGCGGTCAACTTCGATGATGCCGCCGGGGCGCGCACCATTGATGAAGAAATTCCTATTCCATTCGGCTGAGTAACGCGCCGCGTCGATGTCCGCTAGCACAGCTTGCACCGGCCCCATACCGCGATAGGGGTCACGTGGGTTTGGGTACATGATGCGGATTACCTGATCTTTATCTAGCGGTACCTCTTGACCGTCAGGCCCGTGATACACGTACCCGGTAAGGAACTTGGTCGGGTGCTTGATACATTCAATTCTGTCCGGGCGTACAGGCCACATCTCAACCACGATGTTGCCTACCGTGTGGAGCACGATGCAGCACTCACCCACAAGGTCCAGGTGTTGCTGCGTCGCCTCACGGAAACGCCGACCGGTCATGAATTCATTGGGCCTGTCCCACACGTACATGAACCCGTGATTCAGTACCTCGCTACGCCGTGATTCATCACGCACTGAGGTGCGCTTGTAGAGGTGCCAAGGTACGGAAGCGAATGCATTACCAATCTGGCTCACGATGGCAAAGAGTGTGCCTACCGCGCCGAACGCATCGTAAGCTCGCTCAGCATCAGGTAGGTCACCGCTGGTACCGAAGAGCCCACCACTGAAACCACCACCACTACGGCCGACGTACGGAACCGGTGTGTTGTTTTTGGGGTTGCGGAAGCGTCGACCAATGGCGCTGAAAAGATCCTCCACTGTAGACACTCCCGTTATCTGCGGTCATCCGAATTGGTTGGACTGGCAGTGAGCAACGTTGAAAAAACGAAACAGCAAAGGCCAGCAGCGATAAAGCCTGCCTTCATATCCCACATGAAGGCGGCATACGTCAAGCTTGAAAATCCGGCGAGGTGCAGCGTAAGCCTCACGAAAGCAAGCGTTAGACCCGTAGGTACGCGGGTCATTGCTTGCTCCCTACGCTTGGTAGCACGCCTAGCAAGCTTCATTGCAATGATGGTAGAGATCGGGCTATCGATGGTTGTCATTTCTCATCCTCCATTGTGGACAGTGTTGGCGCGCCTAGAATTCCATGACCGTGACACGCGGAGAGCCTTTCCAGTCAAGGTATGTGGTGAGATACCTATCGGTGTCCGGCCCGTCGTCGTCTTTCTTGACCGGCACATCCATGATGCGACCGTCCGCGCTCAGCTTCCATACATAGCTCGCATACTGTTGGACTGAATCAGTTGGTAGCAAGCGCTCCCGCAACCAAGCATCAGCCTCTACCAGGGCGTCAGCCATGTAGTAGAAACCACTAAGCCCCGTACGCGGGTCGATTTTGAAGCGATCCTTTTGCAGGTCGATACCAACCGAAACATGCTTGATTGCCGCTACCGTACCTAGCCCTGTCTCGCGTTCAAACGTGGCCCTGTCTTCCGCATCGTGATCACAAATGATAGCGGTGGGCTCTGGCTCATTCCAAACTATCTCTTCTTTGGAGCGCATCACGCGATTGAAGTGGTCATACCATTCCACCGTTTCCCTACGCGTGACAATCGACATGATCTGTGCCGCGTGCTCAGCTACTGTGCGGTGAGACATGTGAATCTCGCGGTAGCAATACACCTCTCCCTCATCACCGATCGCGTAACACTTGAGAACGAACGGGTGCACATACCCAAAGTCAATTACCCAGTAGCGTTCCCATTCCCAGGGAAGCTCTAGCCGGTTGCCCTCATCATCAAAATCCCATGGCAACACATGCACCGCAGGATCAAACTCTTCGTAGACAATGCCCTCTGCGCTAACCCACAGTCCGTACCTGAGACGCTTGAGGCGCACCCCTGTAAGGCCGTCAAGAATCGCCATGTACTTCTCGCCGTACTCAGTCATGGTCCCGTCTAGGTTGAACAGACGGGGGTTATCCTCATGCCGCGATTCGACAAGAATGCATTTACCGTCATCGCATCGCAGCTTGAGCCAATGCTTATCGCCAGCCGGGTTGCAGTCCATGATCAATTGCTGGAAACTAATTACCCAGTTACGTAGTCGAGTCTTGATGTGCTCAAGGTCTTCTAGTGTGATCTCGGTAGCTTCCTGTACATACACAATGTCGTATTCCGTCGACATGATTCGCATTGCATTATCAAGACCACCGATGGTTACTGATGACCCGTTCTTGAATCGATACTGTGGAGCTTCCTGTGAGCTACCGCCGTAGTAGACAACTTGCCCTGTAGCTATTGCTTCCTTGGCTACATAGTTTCGCCACGTGACAAGTGCCGAGCTTCCAAGAGAACGCAAAGTCTTTCGCAAGATGAGGGCGCGTACATTAGGCGTGAGCAAACACACGGTGTAAATCTTTTCGAGACAGGCTCGACTCTTTCCCGTTCCTGCCGGACCGCTAACCAGAATCTCTTCCTCGCGAGATTCGAATACATCCTTGCACCCTCCCCTAGGTTCGTAGCTGTGAACCAATACACGTTTCGCTTTGGGCTCACTCACATTCGTGCTCACGTCGGCAACCGCTTCCACCACGGAGGGCGCTCTAGGCCTACGTCGCACTTAGGGCACACGTACAGCCGATCAAAGCTCTCTTGTGCTAGTAACGCGTACTTTGCATGCTCGCATATAGAGCACAAATGTAGAACTGATTTGTGTGGTTGCTCCATCATGCTGTCTCACCTCAACTGATTCATATCTACGCCGGGAATATCAACTTGCAGTGTCTCACCATCCGCCGACTCACCAGATCCACGGTGCAGCAACTGTCCTAGCTCATTAGCCGCTAGAGCGAGGTAGCTACGGAATTCCCTAAGCGCGGTAGATAGCTCCGTACCTACCAGCCTGCCAAACTGTGCATCCTTGTATTGCGCGTCTGCTAGGGCCTGTAGCCGCTTGAGCCGTTCGAACTTGTTGGTAATCCACAGATCTGACAGTTCGGTGGGCGTTGGCTCTGCGGCAGGCGTAACAGGATCGGGGGGCGGTCCCGCGTGTTCGATGGCGTAGCTCTCGATAGCCGCCCTGTTGGCAGCAACGAACTTCCGTAGCTCGGCGGTGGTTACGCCATACCACTTAGCGATCTCTTTAGCCGTACCTGCGCGTAGTGCAATGTCCTGTATAAGGGCTGATTCATCCTCTGCCTCAATCTCCATGATCGGGCAGTATGGCATACGCTAGTCAGCGGGTTTAACTCATTGCAAGGAAGCATCCTAGGAAGCTAACTAGATTGCTTAGTCGAACCATCCTAGGACGCTCAAGATGATCATGGAAAAGATTGAAATTAATTGGGGTCAAGATCCCCCACTGTGCTGGTAGGCATGCTAGTATTTAGTTGTAAGCAAGAGGGAGCACGTAGAGGGAGACGGAAATGCCGAGCACACAGGACATCATGGTAGGTCAGACGGTTATCTACACCCTGTACGGAATCAAGGTAGCCAAGCGCGTTACCAGCAGGAACATCAATGACATCAAGCGGCTGATCAACATGCGCAAGCCGGAATGGTCAATTAAATAAATCCAAATTAATTCCGCTAGGCCCTTCCATTGGGAGGGTCTAGCTTGCTATGCTTATGGCACAAGCAAACAAGGGAGACGGAAATGCCGAACACAGAGATCCCCGCCGGTACCCGCGCAGTAGTGATCACGTTCGATAACGGCAAGAAGGTGGTATTCGACTTGCTGCGAGAGGAATACGGCGTGACCCTGGCAACCCTCACCTCACGCGCACTCAACGCAATGCTCACAGCCGGATACGAATTCAGTTCCTACAAGATCCTCTTTAGCGAGTAATCAATAACTGAGGGAGCCCCGATAAGGGGCTTTCTCTTTGCGCTGGAATTAGTTGCTTGTACAGACAACTATCTTTGGCATAAAATTAATTCTTCTAGGTGTCCGATTTGTCTTGCTATCACGCGCGTACGCGCGTAGGCTCATGCTTGCAAGCAACGGAGAGAGGGAGATTCAAATGAAGATCAGCGCCAGTGACAAGCGGCTCGCAGCAATCAAGGCTCTTGTAGAGCAGTTCGTGGAAATCAAGGACGGTAAGGCTCAGGTAGTCATGGGAACCACCCGCTATGAGGTTATGGTTGCCATGCGGGATCTGTACCCGATGGGTCGCACGGACCGTTGGACCGCTGCAGTCGACGCGTGGCGAGACATGGTAGGCGATTTCGAGTCAGAACTGTTGTGGGGCATCCTGCAAGGTTCCATCGGTGCCGGTTACGCCGCTCTCTAGTCAAGGAGAATTGAGACCCCCTCTCCGGAGGGGGTTTCTCTATGCCCTTTTAACGGGGCTGTATGCGTGCCTGAGGGCTCAGCAATTGAGGGATGGGGCATCGTGGGGGCGTGAGCCTTGAGGGGTTTATAGGGGGCGCTGAGTGTATTGCGTTATGGCATCATGAGATAAGTTGCAATGAATCATTTGTGGCTGCCGTCACTGATTCATGTGAATACCCAGTGAAAGTAGTTCGGCGCTCAGAGGGTAATGGATTCCTTGGCGTGATATTGAATTAATGGCGCCAGTGTCGGCCTGGTGTACG